CTAATATTACCTGCACTAATATTTCCTGTTACAGCAAGACTACCGAGTGTACCCAGCCCAGTGATATAGGGCTGTGATGCCGTGGTCAATGTACCACCTAGATTTCCTGAGTATGTAGGTAGATAACTAGCTACATTGGTGTTAGAATATGATGATGATAAACCAGTTAACTGGCTTCCGTTACCTAGTAGATAACTAGCACTAATATTTCCAGTGACACTGACGTTTGTGGTTACGCTAATATTACCAGCGGATATATTTCCTGTGTACGTTGGAAGGTAGCTTGCGACATTGGTATTTGCATAGCTAGCTGGTAGTCCAGTAAGCAGTGCGCCGTTACCAATAAAATTGCCTGTGCTACTTGTTATATTTCCGGTAACTATTAAACTGTCCAGTGTGCCAACTGCGGTTATATTAGTTTGACTTGCAGTAGATAGTGTACCTGAAATACCAGTTGCACTAATATTACCTGCACTAATATTTCCTGTTACAGCAAGACTACCGAGTGTACCCACACTTGTTATATTAGTTTGTGCTGCTGTTGATAATGTTCCTGAAATGCCAGTTGCACTAATGTTACCTGCACTAATATTACCAGTAACTGATAAACTGTCCAGTGTGCCAACTGCGGTTATATTTGTCTGACTTGCAGTAGATAGTGTACCACTTATACCAGTAGCACTAATGTTACCTGCACTAATATTACCAGTAACTGATAGACTTGCCAGTGTTCCCAAAGAAGTAATATTAGGCTGTGCATTGGTGTAAACTGTACCAGCTACTAGTGCATTTGCCACCTGTCCGCTTATGTTTGCAGCGTTTATGCTACTAAGTGTGTATAAACTTTGAACTTCTACATTATTAATTTTAAGAGCAGTATCAGTTGCACTCAAAACAATATTACCTAGATATATTGAACTATTAGCTACCCAAAGGTCTTTAAATCTATTAGTGCTATTACCTAGACTATAACTAACATTGACATTAGGTATTAAATTTCCTACAATGTATTTGTTAAAAGTTAAATTACCATCAACGATTAAATTAGATAGCGTTGTTGTCTGGTTGGTGGCTGCTGTATTTGCAGCATTAGCTAGATTATTTCCTGATATTTCTCCGCCCGTGGTGGCCACCGTTGTAATACTACCTACTGGACTAATTACTACACCTGTGGGATTAGGATTAGACGCAGTGCTAGGAGGTATAAGGGCAATAGCTCCACTGCTAGCATCTGTTTTAATACTAGCGCCACCTAGATTAATAGTGTTGCCACTTAAAAAGATATCGCGCCAGCGATTGGTAGCTGAACCTAGATCATAGGTAATGTTGGCACTGGGAATAAGATTACCTGTAAACTGAGTGGTGCCCGATCCTGTGGTTATATTTCCTGTTAGGTTAAGGTTACCTGCACTAATATTTCCCGTGCTGATGTCCACTTTAGTATTAATAGTAAAACTACCGTTAGTGTCCCCACCTCCGTCGGTAGTTACAAAGTGCAGTGTTTGATCACTGTGTTTAAAAATTATGGCGACATTGGATTGAGCTAGATAGCTACGATCAATTAAAAATCCCAGATCTCGGGCCGTGTTTCCACCTTTATTGATCATCACCACGGGATCGGTGATCTCAATTTTAGTGCTCAGTGTCTGATCAAATGTGGGGCGAGTTAATGCCATTATATCTCTTGTTAGTTATCTAGTATTTATTTGGTACTGATATGTGGTAATATAGCTGTACTGCTATAACTCAAAACTAACTATATCTACCAACCTCAGCATTGTAGTTCTGCAGAACTTCAGCCGCGGAGAGTGCTCGATTATATACACGGAATATACTCCAACGACCTGCCAATGAGCTGCCATCACCAAGACTGGTTCCGTCTGCACACATCAAAGCGTAGTACAACTCTGAGGCAAACCCTTCCTGTGGACTGTCTCTTGAAACTCCAGTCAGGCTTGCGGTTGTTGACCCATTTATATAACCACGTAGAGTAGACGTGGCGGAATCGTAGGTTAAAACATATTGCTGCCATTGATTTCGTGTGACCGCGCCAATGGTAAGGGGACTTATGCCACTGGGAGTCCATACTGAAACTCTTAGATTACCTGACACTATCTCTATCTGGCTGTCGTGCCAACCACTATTAATGGGACTAGCGCCTTGTTCGGTTACGACTACACCGTTATCAGAGCTAGTGTAAACCCAGGCCTCCAGGGTGAGATTATTATTAACTGGGCTGTTAAATAGGCTTATCATACTGGGTGTATAAAGTGTGTCATTGCTACCATCAAAAGTAAAATAACTATTACTACCTGCTGAAGTGAACACAGGGCCATTGGCCAAGGTACTGGTAGATATAGCAGTGTTAGCAATGTTGTTGATAGAAGTGCCACTACCACTGTAGCTTGTGGTTTTACCTGCATCCAGGTAATACTGCAAGTTTGCAGTCACATACCTAGTGTCAGTTACTGTTACTCCGTTAAGTGTTACTCCTTGAATAATCATATTAGTTATACACCAAACCTTCCTTTTAAACCATAATAGTTTTGCTGTATTTGTTCTTGTGTGAGAATCTTAGAATATAAAAACATATTAGCAACATACCCAAACGGTTGTCCGCCACCAGTGCTACCCCATTCATTATGACGATTTCCACCAGTACCGTAGGCAGTGGTTCCCACCTGCTGTCCATTAATGTAAAATGTTTGTGCTGTATTAGTTCCCGTCACAGCATATTGCACCCAAATATTTGCTAATCCAGTGGCAGTGTAACCAGAATACTGAAACAAACCACCGTTATTGTCGTACATACCCAGGCGATTACTCCCTAGTTCTATTAATAATGGATGGTCATCTGGTGTGGTCCTCCATAATGTTCGCCAGCCCGATGTACTGTTTAGCAATCTACCCCAACAAATGTAGGTAAAACCCGTGGTGGGTAGTATTGGTCCAGTCACAGCGGCGGATACCTCCCCCGTGCTAGAACAATCAAAACATTTGACACCACTGAGTGTGGTATAGATTCCTGATGAACTTAGTGTATGTGTATATCCGTTACCAGATAAATCAAAGACGCTGGTACCTGTTCCGGGATAGCTGGTTGAATTGTCAGCGTCCAGCCAAATCGCAAGATTAGATGTTATAATAGAAGCATCAACAACTCTTGTTCCTGTTAATGATACACCTTGAATTATCATATATCTGAATTATTTTATGTAGACTGCGTAGCTATTAATGTCAGAACGAAGACTGTTTGTGACAGCGGTTACATCAGACATACCGTAGAGATTGTTTGCTGATGGGCTAGTCCAGGAACCAGTACCCTGTGCATTACCCGAACGACCCTGAGCTTGCAATTCTGTACTAGGTCCACAAACTGTCCACCAGGAGTTAGCCTGATATATCCAATCACCTGGTGCATTTACACTCAGGCTAGTGTTCATTTGTGTATGCCCTTTGACTGGATACCAGGTACCTGTCATTGGGGTATTATTTACAAATGCTGGATAATTACTCACCGCACTTAATGATAAATTACTGGCATTGGTGTATATAACTTTATTGGCTATACTCATACTAGCCAGCAGTGGAGTTTGACTCGCCGTAGTACTGGCCATCTTTAATACCTGTGAACACTGTGCCGTGCTATTATGGTACCAGAGATCCATTGTGCTGGCACGAAGTTTGTTTAAAGTACCTTCGCCATTCTCCCAGGTGTTAGGATAACCCAGGCCAGCAGTTACGCCTGCCACACCAGTGCCAGTGAATCCAGGAGTGTAGGCTATCAGCATCCAGCCGCCACTCTCGTCAGTCATATTACAGTAGACCTGACGTGCACTACCCATAGTGCTGGTTTTTATATAGTACCAACCTGAACTAGTCTGTCCGGAATTGTAGATGTCCTGCGCAGACACACCAGGGTTAGCCAGTGTGCCCTTGACAGTGGTGTCTCGTATGGCAACACCTGATAAATTAACTCCTCTAATATCCATTGTTTAACCTGATTTATTTTAACCTAATCGTTCTATACTGATAAAGTTCTTTGTATAGCTAGGACCAATCATCATAGTGACTCTATAGAAACGCTGGTTTGTAGTATCATTAACTAGATATACAGCACCATCACCTGCATTGGGAAAACTCCAACCAAACCACGATCCGCTTGGAGTTGTGGTATAAGTGTACGCTGTTCCTCCGTTAGTTGAACCACCACCGACGCCGTTAATGTAGCCAAATGTTCCAGAGATCATAAGATTCACTGAACCTGTTACTGTAGCACAACACAGGCCTCTATTGCCGCCAGTTGTTACACTAAACTTAAGATTGTCTAGGGTAATAAACGTGCCTGCGTCTACATAACCCGATGCAAAGCCTTTAAGCCCAGTTCCTGAACTAGTAGCACCTATCTTTGTCTCTAATAATCCCGTGGGATCAGGCAATAATATAGAATTAGCCACATCGTCAAAAAACAGTTCGGTATATTGTGTTGCGATATCTGCTCTATTTTCAGTTATATTATTTGAATGTAGTTTTCTTATTGTCATTGTTTAACCTATATAGGTGACGCCCCAGTTATCATTGCTGTCTAAATTAATATTACCTGATATTACTTGCAATCTCAAGGTATCACCCACTGCGCATTTAGCGTAACCAGTCATTGAGAAGTGTGTGGCTACTCCAGTATTGGTATCTGTTTCCCAGAATGCTACAACATTAGCGCCAGAACTGCTGGAATTTTTCTGTATGCTAGCCTGGTTCAAACCATTATTGGTACCAACACGCAATGTGGCATAACAATGATATAAACCTGCTATGGGGGCAGTGAATATGCCCGTGGTGTTATTGTAATAACTGCCTTGGTTGTAATCCACTGTGGTACCGTGTGTTGAATTAACTGTAGTGTTCGCGGTAATTTGAGTACTAACAGTACCATAAACACGGAACGCTGGTAGGTTGGGCATCTTGATACCACCACTACCGTTCACTGTGAGGTTACCAGGCAGTGTGACTAGGCCCGTGGTGTCAAAAGTACTTACAAAGTTGTTGGCTGTAATAGTTACATTGGCTGAAGTACCAGTTATGTTCGCTGTGGTGATATTTCCCGTGGTGGTCAGTGAGCCAGTGATGCTAACGCCCACGTTGGAGATATTGGCCACTAGAGAACTTACATTAGCACCACCCGCAAATATCTTGACTGTTTTATCTGGAGTGGTGGTACCAATTACAAGGTTACCACCACTCTGACTTGAATTGGAAACATTGCCCTGTGCATACAAGTAGGTGTCGGCGGCATAGACAATGTTACCCAGACTGTTGGTGGGTGTAGCATTATCGTAACCCGAGTTAATTATACCAAAGTCACCGTAGTTTACTGAATCGGAACCGTTATCTGCTGTAAGAATAAAATCAGCCGTGGCATCAGCACCGGTATTTTTATTTTGGAACGTGACTTGTGCATAGCTGTTTACATTGGCAGTAAATCCAGCCGAGGTATTAGCTAACAATGTGTTTGTAACACCAGCCACCAATGCACCAACACCTGTGGTGGCAGTGCCGCCTGCATAGATGTTACCACTTACGCCCACACCACCTGTGACTTGTAATGCACCAGTTGTGGTTGATGTAGCAGATGTGCCAACTGTTATTTTGCTAGCTACCTGCGTTGTAACATCACTAGGATTGAATATTTGATGTACACTACCATTTGGGGCCATCAATCTACCAGCACCGCCGATCACAACTCCAGGGAATGTGGATCCTGCACCTGTGTAGGGTGATAAAACAATACTGCCTTCTCTGGAGATTGGTGCACCATTACCACTGATATAAGCGCCGGTGTTAAACACTAGGGAGCCATTATTTGTGGTAAACGCAGTGTTGCCTATGGTGCTGATGTTGCCGCTAGAAGTATCTACTACAACTTTTTGTGTAGCAGATGCATATGGGGCAAATACAATGTTACCCGTAGTACCAGCAGTTCCGTTACCTGTTTGGATATAGCTAAATGCGGCATCGGATACAATGCGTGTCTTGGTAGCTGAAGTATTGGCAGTATTACCTAATATAATATCCGGATTGCCAAAAATGGTACTGTAAGCAATTAAATTACCACCTGTGATGTTTCCTGTGGTGGTCATAGTATTAGAACCGTAGGCGCCTAACAGAGATACTACATTGCTATCACCATAATTACCAGCACCACCACTGCCTAGGCTCACCGCTGCGCCGTTGGCATAGTTAATGCTAAATGTATTACCAGGTAGTACAAGATTACCAGCATTGTTAAATGTCCAACTGTAACTACCTGCAACCAAGGTTACGTTAGTGCTGGTACCAGTTACGTTTCCAGTAATGGAAATATTGCCACTGATATTACCTGCCGTGATGTTGCCCGTGGTACTGATGGAGTTAGAGCCCAGTGCAGCCAATAACGATGTTACATTGCTGTCGGTATAGGTGCTGCCGGGAACAAATGGTGTTCCATTAGCATAGTAAAAATTATTTGTTAGGATATTACCAGCAGTTAAATTACCAGTCAAATCAGCAGCTAGAGCAAACAAGGTATTAAATCTATTGGAAGTATTACCACCAATATTCCCCACGCCGTTGGCTCCGCCGTTGTGGATAGCAGTGGCAGTGTTACCATAGACATTGAGTGTGTAAATTCCCATTGTGCCTGAACCGCCACCGTAGTTTAAGACTGCATTTCTGCTGCCGCTAGAGGATAACAGATACCCATTGCCGCCAATTATAACACCATTGGTAGCATCTGCATTAGTGTCAGGAGTTAGTGTGATACTACCTGATAAATTAATACGTGCGTTACTACTGTTTTGTTTCAGATAACTATTTGCGCCACCCAGAATTACGTTTCCTGTATTAGCAGTAATAAGGTTACCTGTACTGATATTGCCCTCTGTTTCCAATGTGACAACATTGGCGGTGTTTGCAAAGAAGCTCTGCCAGCGGCCTGAGGATTGTCCTAGACTGTAAGTATTGGCAAATAATGGATGGAAATTACCGTAGCTGTAAGTAATGCCCGAGCTAGGTATCAGTCTCAGTGCACCTGAAGGTGTTTGAATATCCGCCACTTTAAGTGTTGAGCTACCTGCCAGAGTTAATGTATTGCCATTTATATCAAAGGTGAACTGTGGCACACCACCTATTCTGCCGGAATTATTAAACAGTATTTGTGTGTTGGCTGTGGAAGCAGGTGCAACAAAGTTACCTGAAATGTTACCCGTGGTGGAAATTACATTAGAGCCCAGGGAGCTCAATAATGAAGTAACATTACTGTCAGTGTAACTGGTACCTGTGCTGTAGGCATTGCCATTGCTCCAGTAAATACCGTCGGTTGTTATAATACTTTGAGCAAAAGTTACATTACCACTCTGCCTATCAACAGTGACTACATTAGTATTAAGATCTCCCGATGCTAAGTTAACTCGAAGTTGTAGAGTTTCTGAGTTAGCTAACTGCCATCCAAAGTGAGGAAAACCACCATACATAAAATCTAGGCTGTTGGTCACCTGTGCCCGGGAGGCAGCCAAGTTACCTGTATATGTTGGTAGATAAGCAGCGACCTCGGTATTACCATAGTTACTGCTAACCCCTTCTAGAATACTTGTACCATTTGCATAGTTTATTCGAGAGATATTGGTTGGTAATGTGATGTTCCCGTCTTTGCTCAAAGTCCACTGGGCACTATTACCTGAATTATCATCGGCACGAATTTCCACATTGCCTGTGTTGGCTAATTTAACATAGAGATTATCATTACCCAAGTAAAGTTCAGTATCATACAGATCACCAGAAGTTAAATGCAGGTGATTGTAGTCTGTGCCGCCAGTGGGATATACTAGAAGCTTTTGATTAAGATTTATGAACCCATCTGGTTGTAGGCCAATGGCCGAACCTGGAAAACTTCCGGGATTCGCCGTCTCGCCAATTACGCCTCCTTGGGGAAGTCTTAAATCGCCAAGAGGCATAAATTCCCACGTAGCCTGAGAGCTAGTGTTGTCGTTAGCATTAACTACAATAGTTCCGCTATTAGTCAACTTTACATAATAGTCGTCGCTACCCAGATACATTTCAGTGTTGTAGAGATTGCCTGTGGTAAGATGTAAATGATTACCTTCCGCAAAGGTGGGATATACAACTAGCACCTGATCACCGTCAGTAATGTTTGCTGGTTCTAGTGTAATACTACTACCAAATGGACCACCACCTTCTTTAATCAAACCACCCTGCGGAAGTTCTATTTCACCCAGTGAATTAAACTGCCAAGAAAAAGATTCTCCAATAGCGGGGTTATTAGTCTTTATGTTTATGGTACCAGCGGTGGCTACGCCATCATCACTAGCAACTAGATTAATATCATAACTAGAACCACCAACAATGGCTCCACCAGGCAAGGTTAAGTTACCAGAGTTGTCAAAAATAAATTGTGTACCACTACCAGGCTCAGGTTCCAATCTAACCTGTTGGTGCTGCGGACTTGTAACTGTAACTGGGTAAAATCCAACAGTTCCCGAAGCTGGAGTAGTTAGATTTACTTTTATAACACCAGGATAACCACCCACGGGATACACTGTGTTTGCCACTGTGGTGTCGCATAGAGAACCTTGTACTAACCACCCAGCTTCAATCTGAGAATTAACGGTGTTATAGGGTACAAAAAAGTAGTTGGGACTTTCTGTATTCTGAGAACTACTAAAATAACCGTCGTAGTTAAAAGTATACTGGTAGTCGCTACTGCCCTTGATCACGGCCTGATCAAAAGAGAACCAACCCGTACTTGCCACTGGTTGATTGTTTACGCTGAGTGATCCATTAGAAACACTAATAGGGATATTATCAATAAAAATTGTATTATTGCTTACATATAAGCTTTTCCACTGATTTGTTGAGTTACCTAGTGTGTAGGTACTATTAGCATTTGGTATGATATTACCAGACCAGCCAGCCGCTGCGTAGGCCACAACATTAGAATTAGCATAGCTTGTTATTCCTGTAAGCTGACTTCCGTTACCTATAAAGTATCCAGCTCGCACGTTGGCGTAGGTATTGTATAACAGTACTTCATTGTTGACCACAATGGCGTTACTTGCGATTCTAAATTCGCTACTACTAACGTCCCAGCCCAGGAAGGCATCACGGGCAGCACCATTATAGTAGTGTAATATGAACCCTCGATCCTTGGTGTCGTTACTGGTCAGTGCGCCACCAGCCGTGTTCCCACCAATTTCCACGATGGGGTCCGAGATATTAGTTCTAGTGACATCAATATAGGTAGTAGTGCCGTTGACTGATAGGTTGCCAGTGACTACGACATCAGTGAAGGTACCTGAGCCCGAGAATGAATTAGCTGAAATTGTGTTACCTGAGATATTTCCCGAAGTATTAATAGTGACATTACTGAAATTACCCAGTGCCACACCATTGGCGTAGGTAAAGTTATTGGCTGAAATAGTACCCAGTACTGAGGCATTGGAAATAATTTCCAGGCTGTCACCACGTATGAACCCGTCGGTTCTGAGGCTGGTGTTGGCAATAATGTTGCCGCTGGATCTTATGTTACCCACGGAATTACCAGCATAGAGCTCGGTAAAGTTTTCGTTTATTTTAGTGAAGGCTACGTTTAAACTATCGCCAGTGTAGCTGTCTGGCCCTGAGCCAAGGTTTATTGTTTGTTTTGCCATTGTTGGATCTCGCTAATGTAGTATTTAGCTGAAATGTGGCGATGCCCGCTCAGGGCGGGCATCGTGCAATGGCTAGGGTTTATCTAAATCTAGCTATGTTTGTTAACGGGAGGAAATTTAGTACACCAGAGACAGCGAGTGGATTTTACGCCGTAAAAATAAAGTCCAGTGTCGAAGTAGGTCTTCTGACAGCTAGTACAAGTAAATTTTGTAAGTTCTGGTTCCTCAGCTTCAGCCTTTTTCTGTTCAATCTGGCGTTTACGTGACAGTGAAGCTTTGGGCTTGGTTGCAGCTACCTTTGCGTTCATATTTTACGTGTCCTATATATTTCGCAACGAGGAATTTCCGGACGGGATAACTCTGAGAAAGAGCATCTAGGTTCAGCGGGTTCTTTGTGCAGTGCCTTGAGCATATAGACTACACCAAAACAACCACAGATTATATAGTAGACAGCAATTGCGCGGGGCCAGGAAAAATTACTCATATTCATAGGGTTCAATTGTGTCTGCCTCTAGCACTGCATCGTGATAGGTAGTAGCTCCCAGCTGAATTACCTGTCCATTTGAGTAGCAAGCCAAGTAACTATTATACACAGGATCATATTCTATTTCTACTAAAAAATTATCCACAGCGACTCCTTAGCCAGTTTTGGGCAGCGGCCCGTGATTTAAATCGAGTACTTAGGGGTGTCTGATGTGCTCCACGAACAACATACCATCCACCTAGAAGCTTATTGTATACTATCTTAACCATTATGATTTTAAAAGATTAAAAATATTTTTACTTTGCCAGGCCCAGAGTGCCGGGGTATCGTTAAACACCGGACCCAGGGCTACCTCAGTACCACGGATATAGGTCTGCCAACCACCTAGAACACTACGGCATTCAAGTTGAATATCCATCTAGTCCTCGCTTAGTTAAAGATTTCTGGAAACTTAGCACGGGCACGATCTTCGCGATCTGCGAACCAGAGCTTGACAAATTCTTCTACACTCTGTCCTGCACGTGGTGCATCACCCACACGTTTTTTAGACTTAGTAACTTTAACAACATCTGTTTTTTTAGCTGACTTAGTAGTAGCAGGCTTTGCTGCCTTGCTAGCACGAGCAGGTTTTTCTGCTACAGCCATACCACGAGTAGCTAGATAGTCTACTGCCGCCTGACGCTCCATTTGTTTAGGCAAAGACACAAAAGTGATATCTGTCCAGCCCTGGCGAGCTAGGATACGAGCACGTTGGGTAGGATCACCGTTGCTCACGTGCAAGCGGGTAACGCCGTCTTTTGTTGCAATTCCTGCAATAGTAAAAGTCTTGGACATTTTCTGCTCCTTGTTTAGTTACGGTACCGCTATTATAGCAATTTGGTCTGTTATTGTCAACCAGAATTAGAAAAAAGTTATAAAAAGTACGTAGAAGTAATAGGGAGCACCAATTGCAATTATAGCAACTTCAAGTGCTAGTATCCAATTGTTTTTTAAATAATCTTGCAGTTTTGCTAACATAGTTGCTTACTCAACAACAGATAGCATACTTGCAGGAACACGCCACAAACCGCCCATTTTAGCTGACTGCTCGCGTACAGTGATAAACTTTATTGCAACTTTTTCTACAGTACAAATCATTTCACGACCAAGGCGGTTATTGTAAAACTTAACAGTTGCACCTTTAGTAACATTGCGTTTGACTGACTTAGCGATTTCACCGCGACGAAATTTTACAGCAGAAGCAATACTTTCTAGTTGCTCATTTGTAAACGAGCCAAACATAATTGCTGAATTAACATCCTGGATAGTTAGCTGTGACATAAGTACCTCACTAGTTAATGTTCAGCAATAATACTAGACAAGCTGGTTAATGTCAACCAAAGTTTTTGTTGCTTATTGTTTAACTTTTACAGTACGGCTGGAAGTTTTTGTCTCAAACTCTTTTTGCATATACCAGGCAACAATTTTATGGTGTATATTTGTTATAAGATCGTTGTAGGGTTCTTCTAGAATAAAATTGAATTTGCAATCACCCCAGCTGCTACCACGTTTAGTAAATTCATAAAATGCTTGGCGATGTGCTTCGTTGTTAGCGTCAAAGACCACAGTGGGCCGGCGCAGTGTCCAGGTTTTTAACATAGGAGCTCCTTATAGAAATTAATGTAGAGTTTGTTGAGTATGTAAGTCCGTCACACCAAAACTTTTAATAAGTGTTTTGATGGAGTCTGTCATAGAGTTATGACTATAATTTTGAGGAAGCACTATACTTTTAAGGTTGCCGTCTGGCCCCACTATAAACACATAGTCTTCTTCGGTTACGTCGTCAAGAACATCATCTTCTAGCTCAAAGGTATGTTCGGATGGTCTCATTATATTGTTTCTCCAGACGTCTAAAGTATTTATTGGATAGTCTTACTAGTCTCTGTGTGGTTTTGTCTTGCTCACCAAACACAGTCTTATAAAGTTCATAGGTAGTTGTGTCCTCCAGCTTAGTGGCATATTCTGGTATGTCCACCGCCCGTTCTGTAGCAAGTGTAAAAGCGTAGGCGTCAACTTCATCTGGCTTGCCAAGATAACGTTTGACTATGGACATTTCGTCATTATTATAACAAATGTAATCTTTGCAACGGCGCCAGCCACGTCTACGATGCTGATTTAGATGAACATACTCGTGTCCTAAAATGCTAACTAGATCAGCCACGAGATCGAACCATCTTTCTTCAGTCACGTCAGATTTGTTAAAATGCAGTTTTTTTCTACGAGCATTCATCAAGATATCTATTTTGATACTTTTTAGATTCTGTCTATCTAAATCAGGACTGTAACTTCCTTCTATCTTGAAGCCCCCTAGATTATTAGTTTTTTGTATTCCTATACTACATTCCACAAAGGGAATAGCTTGATTTAGTTTGCGCACAACAGTGCTAGGACTAAGACTTTTGCCCTGTAATCCTTGGTATAAACCAAACAGCCTAGCAGTAAGTGTGAAAAAATTCATATTTTATTTAAATAGGATCAAGCTCATTAACACACTCTGCACCACAAAACCCAGTGCTATGGTAATCATATTAAGTAGATTACGTGTTATTATTGCAGTACCAAATAAAAGAACTAGAGCAGCGTAGACAAATAGTATTATATCTGTTGGCATAGGTTTATCAGTTAGTCCTGATAGAATAGCCAACAATGTGGGTATTGTAGAACAATGCAAGGTAATACTAGCCAACCAGGCGAGAGCATCTGCAGTCACTTTTTTAATGCGACCTAAAAAATACTCTCTAACTGGTTCGAAATACAATTTGATAGTTTCCAAAAACATATTATCCCTTGTAGAATATGTGACGCCCAATTTTGGCCACGGGTTTTTTGCCCCAGCCTGGGTTCACGTAATCTGCGTGATAATACAGTGCTTCACGGACGCTGTCAAGTCTAAAGTTTTCGAGCAGGACCTTTTTGGCCACATTCATACTTTCAGCATAGCGTTCGGGATGAATTGGTTTGATGGTCATACCCGGCTGGCAAACCCAGCTAAATTGGCAGACAATTTTGTCCATAATGGTATTTCTCTGGTAGACAACTTCACAGACGTCATTTCCAAATTTTGTACTGCGTACACGGTTCAGTGTGACCTGTGCCACAGCAACTTTACCTTCAAAACTTTCACTACCTGCTTCCCAGTAGATATTTTTGGCCAGGCAGGTAAGTTGTCTTGTGCGAGTGGCCATATCAGCACGACTCACGACCATTTGATTATTTTCGGATTCTAATTTGGCGAACTTATTTTTAGTCACTTCAGTTAGTGCTGATCCCACCATAGCAAGACCAAAACCTAAAAATAAAACCTGCGCAATCCTAATCATAAAATTACAACGTTTGGTTAGTTGCAATATTTCTTTTTTCTCCATAAGTAAGTACTCCTTTCTTTATGGTTCATATATATGTAAAACAATTCAAAGGTAGAAATCTACGTAGATAACTAGTTAACTATAGTTATTATAGCATAAAAATGCCGTAATAGTACACTTTTAAGGCAAAAAATTATGGTTTAGATGTTCGAGTAATACCAACCTGGCCAAGGTTGGAATCATTTTTACCCATACCCAAAATGGTTTTTATTTGATTACCAACATTATTATTTTGTGTTAAATTGGACAAAAGAGTTCCTGTACCAATGTTTCCTGAGTCGGCACCGTAATTGGCCAAACCGGCTGCAAAATTTAGTCTGTTGGTTGTTGCATTACTTCCTTCAGTGGCAGTACTGAAATTACCTCGTTGATAATTTGCTATTTCATAATAGACACTTTGACAGAGATAATTCCATTTTTCGTTAAGTTTTTTAACGATGTCAGCAGTGTTTTTGTCCGTGTCAGCGGCTGCTGTTCCCAGTAGAACATAATACTCTTGTATCTTGGAATTCAGCCTTGATTGCCAATAATTTGGATCATAATACTCCTGTATCTTGGAATTCAGCCTCGATTGCCAATAATTTGGACCTGCTTTTCTTGTTACTATTTTTTTAGTTTTTTTCTTTTTAATCTGACTTTTAAGTTTTAAAGGTTGATTAACATCAAGATTTTGACTATCTACATTTATTATCACAGTACCTGCTGTAGCAATGTTAAGTTCTAATTCTTGTTCTTCCACGCTGTCAAATTCTTCCGTTATAGAAGTTTCAAGAGGTGTGGGAATCCAGGACTTAGCTGCCTGTGCCTCGGCAGCGGTAAGGGGAAATTCCGCTTTTAATCTAGAAATTTCTGTAAGTGTATCTCTTATGCTTATGCCGTACTTGCCTTTGTATAATTGATCTATTAGTGTGTTTATTTCATCCAGCGTGTCTTTGAGGTAGCCTGAACCCATACCTATGATTTGCAAAATACTAACTGGTCCACCATCGGGACTCATAGGAAGGAATTTTCTAAGTTGTTTTGCTATATCGGGATCAAGTGCCTCTCCGTTGGCCCCTCGTATATTTTCCAGTCCGGCGGCATCAGGACTTAAATTGATTCCCTGTATAAGATCAGCTAGAGCAGGACCTGACTCAATTACCAAGGTATTGTTATTTTCGAAAATATCCTGCCCCACTTGTTCCAGTGTTTTAAATTCACTGTCATTGATTTTACCGCTTACTTTTTCTAGACTGGTATAATCTAATAGACTAGACATATTAGCAACATTGGTTTCCAGTACTTCCTGAATTAATTTTAATGTGCTAGTATTAGTAACATTTTGAAGTATGTTTTTAATTTTTTGTTCGTTATCAGTATCGTATAGATTAGTTGCATTTATATTCTGTGCAATTAGACTATCGGATATACTGACACCGTCATTTGTTTTTTGATCAGCTAGTTGATTTTCCACTATGCCCTTCATTACCCAGCCTGCTGTACCAAAACCTTTCCACACACCGTTGTAGATTTCGCCATCAGCAATTAAAGATCCTAGTTTTCCTAGATTTCTAAATGCCTGAGTTAGAGCTTTACCTTGTTTATACTTACTCCATTTTTGTGTTGAATATTCTTCTAGAGTATCTGCTTTAAAATCTCTCAGTGGCTTTTCACAGTTCTTTAAACTTGCTAGATATTTGTTACTAGTTTCTGCCCAGGAATGCGCCTGCCTAAACACACTTATAAATCTATCAAGATTAAATTTACCTTCACCAAGCAACCTTTGTATCTGTAGATCCATATAGTAAAACACATTACCTGTAAATCCCAGTATAACTTCATTGTTATAATCTTTAAGGCCACGAGGTATAACACCAGTTAGCGCAGGTATAGCACTATCATTTCCAAAAGTAGTCTGTCTCTGGTTGAACCAGTACTCTCTAAAAAATCCTGTGTTATAGGGGACTTGTTTAACCTTGGGTGTCATTGATGCAGGAAGAGCATCAAGTTGTTTCTGGCTTAATACTTGTCCTACCTTGTAGATGGGGGCCTTGGTTGGAAATAAACTACCTAGTCCATAACTACCACGCTCGTTTTTAATAGGAGATTCAGTGACTTTGTAGATAGGTGCCAAATCATTTAAACTCATTGCCACTAGGTTACCAAGAGCACTTAGACTACCGGCATAGATGCCAGTGCCAGTGGTGCGTTTGATATATTGATCAGAAGGAACCCAGGCTGGTGTGATGGGCACTGGAGCTTCTTTAAGTCTTGGTCTAGATCTGTGAAATGCAGGTATCTGATCTATCCCCTGATGCACCGTGTTTTTAAGATCTGCATCGTGTAGATCTGATTCTTTAAGAATTCTAACCTGGTCGTAGGTTATAAAGACTAGTTTACTGACAGGCTCATCTTGTTCTGTTATAAAATATAGGGGAGCGTATTGTACTGCCATATCACTGTCAGGATAAACTTCTGACGGTGGACCGTAGTACTCAACTTCCCATTCAGTAATTTGTTTGCCAAAATTCTCTACAGTTGTGCCATTAGCTATGAGTAAGTCTAACTCGGCCTCCGTTATATAGGCTAGTATAGCCACTGTGCCATCATCAGTTTTGATTCTTCTAGGCACATTTTCCACACTCTCGTCACTGGTCCAGGCACCATTGTCATAGGTGCCCTGCGAAAAATCAATTTCCCAAGCCATTAACCACCGCCTCCCTGTGCTGTAGTACCTGACGGGATAAGATTACCGTAAAATAAAAAACTATTGGGATAGAGATCATTTCTTGTACCCAGGGCAAGTTCTTCATTTCTAAATTCATCATCTCCACAATCTGCTGCTCGGCGTATAACATAAACTGTTTCGTCTTTTACAGTATATTCGTAACCGGATATTTCTGTGTTTAAATCTGGTAATTTAGCTTCCCCTGTTATATTATAGACCAACAAGGGACTTAGTTTTTTGCTATCTATGTAAGTTTGAAGAGATTTTAAAAAATCCGGATTGACGCCAAAAGGCGCAGGATCATTTTTTAAAAGTTCTGTGGACACACTCAGTGTCATTGGGTCTAGGCCGCCAGTCTCAATATTGGGTTTAATATCTAGCGCCATAATTAACCTATTATAACATTATCGCTAGCTGTAACCACAGTGTGACCACAATCTGCAACATCTGTTAATAAAACAAAAGGTACTCCGTTTACGTATACCCTAGCCGCATCACTTTTTGCACCTGGCACCGTGCCATTGCAATGTATACCACAACCAGGATTACCACAACAGGCGTGTGGGCTATAGACCACACGATGCAGTACCGCAGGCCTACCATTTATATTTGTATCAGGGCTAAGGGGGGCAGTTAAAATGCCCCCAGGTCCCACAATATCACCTTGTCTTGCTATTCCTGGCATTGAGTTTCCTAGGCTACTATACTACCCTTGCTCACAGTCTGTATACCAGTAGTGGTAGTTAAATAATAATCTTGAACTTGTTTTGCTGATTCCGAGTGCATCATTACGTGATCTGCTCGTAGTTCTATGTCAGTATTTAGTTCTGTAGAAAACAGGCTTTGCATCAGAGCCATACCCTGTGCGCTGGGAATTACAGTACAGGGACGACTAATTTTCCAGCCAGCGCCAGTTACTTCTGTAATCTTGGCTACTATTTCGTCACCATTAACTAACTTAAAACTTACAATATCTCCAGCACTATACCCTTTAGATAACAGCATTTACTCGCTCCCAGATTTGATCTTCATTTAATTTCGATAGGCCCTGATAGCCACCTTCCACAAATAACTTGCCATCTTTATAGATTTGTGGCACAGTTCTATGCCCAGCCTCCATAATAAACTGCCTAGCCGCGGGATCTAGATCCACACGCACTTCTTCAAAAGCTATTCCGTATTTTTTAAGTAGATGTTTAGCCTGATCGCAAAAAGGGCAGGCTGCCTTGCTGTATACTGTTAACATATCTTTCCTTTTAAATATCTGGTAGTTCTTCGTATTCTAATTTGTCACTCATAACACCAATAACATAGTTTGTTGATTCTGATTCTTGCAGTGCAGTTTGTTTTTTATCAGTGCTCACGTGCTTGTTAAACCAGGGTATAGGTGTGTTTTTAGGAGCGGACTCAGTATATTTAATGCCTATCTCCTTGAGAGAAATTAAAGCTGTATAATCTACAAAGTCTTTGAGAATATTGGCGTTCAAACCAATTACTGGACCTTTCTTGAATAAGTAGTCGGCCCAGGCCTTTTCTTCCTGTATTACTTCCAGATACATTTGATAGACTTCTGCTTCGCACTCTGCCTTGGCTCTTGCAAAACGTGGATCTTCTTTGACTACTTGGTTGATTAACCAAGCCGTCCAACCTTTGTGTAGTAGTTCGTCCTGTAGGATTAAACTGATAATGTTACCGTTGCCAATAAAAATCTTGTTCTCTACCATTGCAAGACTTGTAGCAAATGACACCATAAAGCGAAAAGCTTCTAGGCCATAACTAGCATTTAGGGCTAGCCAAATTGCACGTATATGATCAAATTCGTCTACAGCAAAGCCTGCTTCTTTAGCACAGTTCATTTGATGTAGCTTGTCATAATATTTTCCTATGCTGCTGGCCATATCAACTATTTCTGCAGTGTCGTGAATAGTGTTAAACACTTCTTTTGGCACATTGTAGATGTTGCGAATAATATGACTGTAGCTGCGACTGTGGATGTTAGTCTCAAAGAACGTCCAGTTGTAGACCAGTGCTTCTAGTTCTGGCAGGCTTACGACCGGAGTAAAGATTTGGCTGGGGCCACGACCTTGCAGACTGTCCAGTGCTGTTTGTCGCAACAGGTTGCTGGTAAAGATATGTTTAACTGCATCAGAAGCTTCTTTAAAATCATTAGCATCCTTGGTTAAACTTATTTCTTCTGGTACCCAGAAAAAACCACGTGCAGTAGTTTCAAAGTCTGCTATTTTTTTATACTTTACTTCTTCGAAACGTTGTATAGTAACTGGTCCCTCGGGGTCAAGAAACATTTTTCTTGTTAGGTAATCTGTTTTAGATTTTAAATTGTATTGTTGTTTACTCATCTATTGCTCCTTAATTTCTATTAGTTTTCCATCTTGATATTCTGTTATAGCGTCATATAGTGCGTTTGCGATTATAATATTTGTTTTAAGTTCTCCCAGGTGATTGGGTCTGAAGTCCTTGCTCATATCCTGTGGCACATCACTTTCATTGAAGGACAATGTTGCTAGAGCAGGTCTTATTTCAACACCCCGGGTAAATCTAAAGGGATAACTAACATTATCGATGCGAAATGTTTCTTTTTCTGTATCTTTTGCTTCATTTACTTCCCCAAAACTCCAGAGATTTATTATTTTTTTGTCAGGATATCTATTTAACAAAACCTGATTAAAATAATAAACTGTTGCATTATGTCTTAGTATATGAGCTTCATCATCAAATAAACATCTATAATATGTTTTTGCTGCCTGTGTTATTTCAGGATCATCATTTTTATCAAGTGAACCCAATGTAAGATTTCTTACTTTGTAATTATAAAGTCTATGCGAGTCTGTCCAGACAAACACGCAAATATCAGGAATCTTGTTGACCTTGGCAAATTTGTTAAACTGCATTAATATGGCATCTTCTATAGAAGATCCAGCTTTTCCTGTATGTACAAGATTTAAACCCAGCCTATCCACTATCATACCCAGGTAACTATTGGGACTGTGACTATAGCAAAAACTGTCACCAAAAAAACCGATTGACGTTGGCATATTAAAGTTTACAGGCTTCGCAATCTTCTAGTTCATCAAAATTAACATTTTCTAAGGAACTAGGTTGTGGAGTTTCTTCCACTTTGCTTCCCTGTTTGTTAATCAAACTGTAGTAGAAAGTCTTGATACCCCAGTGATGTGCTAACATTAGATTTTTTGCAATTAACGTAGTAGGTACTTTTCTATCGGGGTAATTTGCAGGATTATAAAAAGTATTAGTGCTAATACTTTGATCCACATAAGCCTGAAGTACTGCCGCAGTTTTAAGATAACCCACACAATCTTGCTGTTCCCACATAAGTTGATATTTTGATTTTAACTTATGATAATCAGGAACAACCTGTGTAAAACTACCTGCCTTGGACTCTTTCGTGCTGATTAAACTCATAGGCATTTCAATGCCATTTGTACTATTAATAACAACACTACTAGACTCAACTGGAGCGATAGCCATAAGAGTAGCATTTCGTACACCATACTGTTTCATCTCCTCGCGTAAAGGTTCCCAATCTAGTTCAGGCGTAAAGTCAGCTAACTCGTTGACTCCAGCTGCACGAAATTCCCAGGGAAAATTTCCTTGCCCATATCTTGTGCGGTCACTGTCTAGACACTTACCTCGTTCCTTGGCCAGTTCCACTGTAGCTTCTGTTAGATAGTAAGCCTGATGCTCCATCCAACTCTTGACTTCAGCTAGAGCATCTTTCTCGCCATACTTGTGTCCACGTTTGGCGTGCCAAAAACCAAGATTAGTTACCCCGATTCCCAGTGGTTGTATTTCGTCATTGCTTAGTTTACTTTGTATGCTTAAAAAGTCTTGGTAATCTAATATATTACACAGGCTGCGTTGTAGAATACGGCAAGCACGACGCATATCCTCGGGATGACGGAAGGCTCCCCAGTTAATACTACCAAGAGTACAAAGTGCAATTCTTCCCTCTACGTCATCCAGACGTTTAAAGGGTTTGGTTGGCAATAGAATTTCACAGCAAAGGTTACTCTGATAAATTGTATGATATTCAGGATCAAAAGGTCCTTGGTTCATTACGTTGTCAATGAACACTAGATAGATACGTCCTGTGTCAGTGCGCTCTTTTAAAATACCACCACGGAAAACTTCCTCCGCACTCATTACTTTTTTACGTAGATCTTTTCTTTGTTCATATTTTACATATAGTTCTTCAAACAGTGGTGTATTCCGGTAGAAGGCTTCGTAGAGATCGGGAACTTCGTTGGGGTCAAAGAAGGTAATGTTTTCTCTGTTTTTAAATCTGCGCCAGAAGAACGCACTGAGAACCACTCCATAGTCCATATGACGGACCCTTGTCTCATCTGTACCCTGATTATTTTTAAGCACAATAAGATCATCAAACTGATGATGCCAAATAGGATAGAAAACAGTAGCACTAGCATTACGAATACCTCCCTGTGAGCAACTACGTAGATCACCGAACCACTTTTTAAGGAATGGAATCATTCCTGTATGCATAATTTCGCCACCACGTATGGGACTACCTAGTGGACGTAGACGTCCTATCTCCAAGCCGATGCCTGCACGTTTGCTGGCATACTTGGCCATCATCTCGCCGCTAGCGAATATACTGTCCAAATCATCATCAGACCTAATAAGAACGCAACTAGAAAATTGTTTAGTCGGAGTGCCAAGACCAGCAAGGACAGGAGTAGCAAGAGTAAAAAGACCATCACTAGCAGCATTATAATATTCCTTAATGTAACGCATACGAGCAGTCTGCGGTTCTTCTTTATGAAAGACCGTGGCGGCTGCCACCATATATCTAACCTGTGGCGTTTCGTAAATTTCCTTGGTGCTGCGATTACGCACCAGATATTTTTCTATTAGCTGTTCAATGGCAGCATAACTGTATTGCTCGTCTTTGTTATGGTCGATAAACTCGTCCATCTTGTTCCATTCTTCTTCAGTGTACCACTCAAGAAGTTCAGGAGTATAAAGTCCCACTGCTACATTCTTTTTTATAATTTCGTATAGCCTGGGCACAGTATATTGGCCATAGACATCCTTGCGCAACATACTAAGGCGCTGTTTACCCGCCACGTATTGATAGTTTACGTGACCTAGGTCAGGATTATTTTCTACATCAATAAGATTTACTATGGCACGTAGAGTAATTTCATCTATCTCACGTGTAGTGATGCCGTCGTAAAAATGAGGCTGTGCTGTAATTTCGATCATTGATTGGCTGACATCAGCAGTGCCACTACAGACCTTGGCAATCTGTGTCTGCCATTTTTCTAACATTAGGGGTTCTTTAGTTCCATCTCTTTTTGTTACTTGAATTTGCATAATTTGAGTCCAGTTTTTATTATATTATATGTTTAAGCTCTAGCTCGGCAGAGTCGATAGTTCTGACAAGCTGTAGGTCTGATTCGATGTGTTTTTTATTTACTACAGTGTCGTGAACTAAATTAAGCACATATTTTCCATCATCAATGAACACGGTGTTAAATTGCTCTCCGCTAGATCTATTTTTAAAAATTCTGATATCTATCATACTGTTCTGGCCGTGGTCGCTTAGGTAATAAGTATACACTATTCCTAGAGCTATTGCAAGATTACAGTACTCATTATCATAAATTAATTCCCAGGGATCAGGCCAATTTTTGACATTATCTGTGGTAAGGTAGTACTTAACAAAAGGACAATAACTCCAAAGGTGAGAGATTTCCTTGATGGCCTGTTCCTTGTCTAAACTTGATATTCTAGATCTGAAACTTTGCCAAAAGCGAAGTCTCTCGTCGGGCTTCAAATTCCACATCGAGTAAGGAGTTTTTTAATAATTATAAAGATTGAGCTTCGTAGCCTGTGCCAGATTCATTACCAGGTGTTTTAAGTAAATTATCTGGCGTGTAAAACATACTATTCATATAATAGTACAATTCAACATCTTCACTGCTTCTATTTTCAAATCTAATAGTAGCATATTCTATACCATCATCAAACGTTCTAACATCAACATTAAAGTTCAAAAGGCTACTTGATGGAGACGGTTCACCATCGGAAATGTAGTCATCATTGATACTACTATCATAATCATCTAGATTAGCATCATTTGTACCTGATCTAGCATTTTCTTTATAACTTATGGTAGCCACTCCTGACCTGCTGTAACCACCTGTTGTTCTTAATTGATATCTTATGTAGGTAGTGGGCTCAGCTTCAGTCAAAGGATATAAAACGAAAGGTATAGTTTCTAGAGTAGCAGGATCAGTGTTGCTAGAAGGAAGATTTTTGTACTTATTTGGAGGAATAGTTAATTTTATAACTTCATAAACACCAGAAAGACTTTCTGCAATGAAAGTGGCAAAACTTGCCTCTGTGACAATTTCTGTAACTCCAATTACTGGAGCACCTTCTGCAAGGGTGCCATTACCTATATATAATCTTTGTGTATCTACACTGAAACCTAGCTCAGCACTGGCTAGTTGTGGTGGGCTTCCTGTGCCTCTACGATGTTTTATTTGAGAAATTTGTACAATTGCCATATACCTGCTCCTATTTCGTATTTAGCAGTTAGGCAGTTAGGTAGTAAAGTTCTACTCTACGTAGCCACTGATCTTGCCAGTAAGCATAATCAGCCGGGGTCAGTTCAAACTCCTGATACTGTGGAGTAGCATAACTGCCATCAGGTAATTGCTCAGGGCGAGCACACATCAATATAACCCCAGACTTTATATCAGTGCCGTGAGTATTATTGTGTGCCTCTGCGTAGGCGACTAGCTGAATAAAATAATCATCTATCCATTCTCGCTTCTTGGGTTTATTAGTTTGTTTAAAGTCCATAATAGCAGGCTTACCTTTCCACAGTCCAATACAGTCTGTGGTGCCGGCATAGAGTCCACTGTAATACACTGGCACTTCGCTACCCCAGTATTCAGTAACATTACCTAGTCCTTGAAGAATTACTTCAGCAGCCATAAACCAGCTGGGCTGGGCAAAGGGATTAGTAGGTAATTCTCCGAGATCGTCATCACGTATATAACGTTCTAGATAGGTGTGCATACGAGTGCCACGGCTGGCTGCTTCGGTGGTAATAGCCTGTGCTTGTTTCTCACCTACTCGCGCTTTCCAGTCAGCCAGGACTTGCTTTTTTTCTGCTGGTGTAGTAGCAGCGAGAATAGTAGTGACACTGGGGACAGCCTTGCCGTCAGGCAAGCAATAGTGTCGCTTGCCGTCCTCAAATCGTCTAGTAAGAGTTTTATAGTCGTATCGTTGAGTAATCATTTAAACTCTGAAACTTTCTCCGCAACCGCAGCGATCACGTTCGTTGGGATTAACAAACTCAAAACCTTCATTAAGGCCTTGGCGTCGGTAATCCATTGTAAGTCCCTTGATGTAGGGCAAATCTTTGCCGCTAATCCAGACTTTTACACCATTAGAATCGTAGGTTGTCCATTCATTTGAATCAGGAACGGTATCAACATATTCAAGTTTATAGGCTAGTCCGGAACAGCCCGTGGTCCTTACACCAATCATAATTCCCTGACCGCGACCACGTTTTTCTATTTGCTGTTTTACTTTTTTTGCTGCTGTATCTGTAAGTGTAACCATTATGCATACTCCGGAATTTTAATAATTCTACTTTTTCTACCGTTTTTAAAAAAGTTTGTTCTTTGTGTTTTGTCAACATTTTCCAAAACTAGTTTAGTAATGCTATCTGCAAACGCCCAGTGACTGGCAGCATAACCATATTCACAAGCCGAATATATT